TATCTTTGATGATATCTATTTAAAAAGATATGCAACTGCATTAATTAAAAAACAATGGGGTGCAAACCTCTCTAAATTTAACGGCGTAGCAACATTAGGTGGGGTAACAATGAATGGTGAACAAATTTATTCTCAAGCAATAGAAGAAATACAAAGACTAGAGGAACAAATTCAATTATCATTTGAAACACCTATAGACTACATGATAGGATAAAGTAATGGCAGTCAATAAGGCGTTCCATACAAGTAATAGCACCGCTATTCAAACAGAGAAAAATCTGTATAGCGATTTAGTAAAAGAAGCTATACAAATTTATGGTCATGATGTTTATTACATAGACAGAACAACTGTTGCCATTGATAATGTTTTAGGTGAAGATTCACTTAGTAAATTTACCACACAAGTTCCTATTGAGATGTATGTGGAAAATGCAGAGGGTGGATATCAAGGTGAAAAAGAATTGATGTCGCAGTTTGGTTTAGAAAATAGAAATGAATTAACTTTAGTAGTACACCGAGATAGGTTTCAAGATTTAACAAAACAAGTAAGACTAGAAAGTGGAACAGACACTACAGGTGGTTCTATACTTTTAGAATCTGGTACAATAGACCAAACAGGTAATTCATCTGAATTAGAAACTGTAACAACAGGTAGTGATTTTTATATACTAACAGAAACAGATGCAGTAAATACAGATAGACCTTATGAGGGCGATTTAGTTTATCACCCTATATTAGGTAAAATATTTGAAGTTAGTTTTGTAGACCATGATGAACCATTTCATCAGTTGGACAACAATCCTGTATTTAAATTAAGTTGTAAACAATTTGAGTATGGTTCAGATGCACTTGATACAGGTATCTCAACCATTGATGATATAGAAGATGAACTAAGTGTAAACACTCATGATTATCAATTTACATTAGAACAATCAAGTGCTCAAAATGAGGAGATAAATATACAACATGCAAGAAGTAATTTTGGTTTACTACTTGAAGAAACAGATGGTGATAACATAATCGGTGAAGACGATTCAACATCTGTTGGTGAAAGTATAATATTAGAAAATGATGCTGATTCAGGGGATACAGCATATCTATTAACAGAAGACTATATAGTGGGTGATGCTGTACAAGATAAGACTGCACAAAATGAATTATTTGATAGATTAGATAATTCTGTGTTAGACTTCTCAGAAAGTAACCCATTTGGAGATGCTGGAGTAAGTGCGTAATGTTAGGAAATAGACAATTTTATCACGAAACTGTTAGGAATATTATTATAGGGTTTGGTACTCTATTCAATGATATCCATGTGGTTCGTAAAAACAATAGTGGTGTAATTACACAATCTATGAAAGTTCCATTGGCATATGGGCCAAAACAAAAATGGTTAACAAGACTTGACCAAGACGCTGGACTAGATAGTAAAGTTGCAATTACTTTACCAAGATTAGGTTTTGAAATACAAAATCTAACATATGACCCAGCAAGAAAATTAAATCGTGTACAAAAATTTAAGAAAGTAAAATCAAGTTCAAGTAATGCTAATAAATTAGATACACAGTTTATGCCCGTTCCTTATAATTTAAATATTCAATTATATGCAATGGCAAAACAATCAGATGATGCGTTACAAATGGTGGAACAAATACTTCCATACTTCCAACCAGATTATACTTTAACAATAAAAGATATGGAAGAAATGGGTATCGCAAGAGATATTCCTATTGTATTAAATAGTATTAATTATGAAGATAGTTATCGTGGTGATTATACAGAAAGAAGAGCAATTATGTATACTTTAGATTTCACTACTAAGTTTTATCTATATGGGCCTGTTACATCTAGTAAAGTTATTAAGACTGTACAGGTTGACCAATATACAGACTTACCAAGTGCTGCTCCGAAAAGAGAACAAAGATATACTGTTACACCTAATCCAACATCAGCTGATGCAGATGACGATTTTGGATTTAACGAAACAACATCTTTCTATCAAGATGCAAAAAATTATGATGAAGAATCTGGCGAAGATAAACTGAATCAGGACTAAAATATTATGAGCAATAAAACAAAAGATATCCTAGATGAAATTCTGGATATTGAAGAAACAACAGGTGAACTTGTAAAAGAAAAACCAAAAGATATAATCGTAAGAGATGATACTCTTGACGATATTGATAGTGATTACAAATTTCAAAGAGATAACTTCTATGATTTAATTGCAAGAGGTCAAGATGCGATTGATGGTATACTAGAAGTTGCTAAACAATCCGACCACCCTAGAAGTTACGAAGTAGCTGGTAATCTCATATCACAAGTTGCAGAGGTAACAGAAAAATTATCTCGTCTGCAAAGTTCTATGAAACGATTAAAAGAAGTTCCTAATAACGCACCCAAAAATGTAACAAATGCATTGTATGTTGGTTCTACTGCTGAGTTACAAAAACTATTAAAAGGAGATAAGAAAAAATAATGGATTTGAGATTTATAACAGCAGATTTATTAAATGACATCTCGTGGTTTGATGGTATCATGTATATCATATTAGGTTTAGTGGTATACGCTATAATTAGATATATCAATAAAAAAATATAATGGCAACTGATGTTAATCAATATCTAGGTAATCCAAACCTAAAGAAAACGAATGTTCCTGTAGAGTTCACAAAAGAACAAATAAAGGAATATCAAAAATGTATGGATGACCCCATATATTTTATACAAGAGTATATGAAAATTGTATCTCTTGATGAAGGTCTTGTGCCATTTGATATGTATGACTTTCAAAAGAACATGGTACAGACATTCCATGATAATCGTTTTACCATATGTAAACTTCCTAGACAGTCTGGTAAGTCAACAACAATTATTGCATACCTTTTACATTATGTTTTATTTAATCAAAATGTAAACATCGCTATACTTGCAAACAAGTCATCTACTGCAAGAGATATTTTAGGTAGATTACAATTAGGATATGAGAACTTACCCAAGTGGTTACAACAAGGAGTTGTATCATGGAACAAAGGTAGTTTAGATTTAGAAAATGGTTCAAGTATTCTCGCAGCTTCAACATCAGCAAGTGCGATTCGTGGTGGTTCTTATAACATTATATTCCTTGACGAGTTTGCGTATGTACCATCATCATTAGCAGAAGAATTTTTTAGTTCTGTATATCCTACCATATCATCTGGTAAATCTACAAAAGTAATGATAGTATCAACACCACATGGTATGAATATGTTCTATAAACTATGGACAGATGCACAAAGTAAAAAGAATGATTATGTTCCAATAGAAGTGCATTGGTCAGAAGTGCCAGGCAGAGATGAAGTATGGAAAGAAGAAACAATCAGAAACACATCTCAATCTCAATTCAACTCAGAGTTTGAATGTGAGTTCTTAGGTTCTATTGATACTTTGATTGCACCACACAAGTTAAAAGTAATGCCTTATGTTGACCCAATACAATCTCACGCTGATTTAGATATCTTTGAAAAACCAGACCCAAAGAAAACTTACTTTCTTACTGCTGATGTTTCACGAGGAACATCACAGGATTACTCAGCATTTGTAGTTTTAGATGTAACAGAAATGCCATATAGAGTGGTTGCAAAATATAGAAACAACGAAATCAAACCTCTAATATTCCCACAGAAAATACACGAAGTTGCAAAAGCATATAATGAGTGTTTTGTATTGGTAGAGGTAAATGACATAGGTGAACAAGTTGCAAACGCATTACAGTTTGATTTGGAATATGATAACTTAGTTATGGCGTCTATGCGTGGTCGTGCTGGACAAATACTAGGGGCTGGATTTTCTGGTGGAAAGGCACAGTTAGGAGTTAGAACAACAAAAGCAGTTAAGAGAGTAGGTTGTTCTAATTTAAAACAATTAATAGAATCAGATAAACTACTAATACCAGACTATGATATGATGAGTGAACTATCCACATTTGTAGTCAAAGGTTCTTCGTGGCAAGCTGATGATGGTTGCACAGACGATTTAGTTGCATGTTTATTTTTATTTGCATGGGCAGTAGACCAAACATACTTCAAAGAATTAACTGATAATGATATTCGTGAAAGAATGTACGCTGAACAGAAAGAACAACTAGAACAAGATATGGCGCCTTTTGGATTTATTGATAATGGAATAGATGACCCAGAAGAAGAAGTAGATGAGTATGGAACTAGGTGGACTACTGTAGTTAGAGATTTTAATTCTGATTGGTAGTTATAGAAAGGTTGGGTCTAGTAAATCGTTTTCTATTTTAATCAAACAGTTAGAACAAACTATCTTAGATGAATCCACTAGTCTTTTGACAGTTTTCCTACTAGTGCTATTCATTCCTACTCTTTTAATAGTCTTTCTTATCTCTTTATCATGGGGGTAAAATTTTAAACAAGCTATCTCTGATTCATCACAATGTACACATTTATTATTTTCTAAATATTGGTTCAAAGAAGAAACTCTTTTACGATAATTTCGTTTTGTAACCTCTTTAATAGTTTCTTTATACTTTTTGTAATGACTACTTGACATAATTTTATTTATATGTTCTAAAACATATAAAAACACAAACTGTAATATAAGTTTTTTATAAATAAATGAAAGACAAAGAAATACACAATAGGAGTATGACATGGCGTTTTTAGTGTCACCAGGCGTACAAGTAAATGAAGTCGATTTAACCAATGTTGTACCTGCCGTTGCAACTAGTATTGGTGCTATTGCTGGAGCTTTTGAAAAAGGTCCTGTATCTACAATAGTCAATATTTCTAGTGAAGAAGAATTAGTAGAGATATTTGGAAAACCAGTTACCACAGGTAATCAGTTTGAAACATTTTTTAGTGCTGCCAACTTTTTAAAATATGGAAACTCATTAAAGGTCGTTAGGGCAGAAAGTGCAATCGTAAATGCTGGAGCAAACTCTGGTGTTTTAATTAGAGATGATGACCATTATTTAGCAAGTTTCTCAACAGGACAAGGTTCTAATGGAGAATGGACTGCTAGAACAGCAGGAACATGGGCAAATGGAATCAAAGTAGAAATCTGTGCTACAAGCACAGCATACGAACAAGATTTAAGTACAAATAACTTAGTAAACCAAGCAGATGTTGCTGTAGGTGATACAACAATTACAGTAGATGATGCTGATGGTTCAGGTTATGCATTTAATGTAGGTGATTTAATCTCATTCTATTCAGACACATCAAACACAACTGCTGTAGATGACTTTAACGAATATCAAGTTACTGCAATCAATACATCAACTAATGCATTAACAGTTAGATTAAAAGATGACCCTAATGGTGCTGGTTTACAAACTGCAATTCCAAACGATTCTAAAATTAAAAGACGCTGGAAATATGCTGACTTATTTTCAGGCCCACCAGGCACATCACAATATAATACAGACAATGGTAAAGGTGCTGGCGATGAATTACATGTTGTCGTTGCTGATGGTACAGGTGATATAACAGGTTTTGATACAGATACTGCTGGTAATAGAACAAAAGCAGTTATGGAAACATTTGGATTTATGTCTAAAAACTCATCTGCTAAATCACCACAAGGTGATAGTATTTACTATCCAGATGTAATCTTTAGACAATCACAATTTATTTATTGGACAGACCACTTATCTGCTGGTAGTAACTGGGGAACAGATACTACATCAACATATACTGCTGTAGACACAGTAACTATTGATGAACTAACAGGTGGAACAGATGATTTCTCTACAACTGCTGGAGAGATTGAACTTGCATATGATAAATTTAAAAATGCAGACACAGAAGATATTAACTTAGTAATCGGTGGTTCATCAAGTATCGTTGGAGATACTGCCGCTGCTCAAGATACTCATGTAACTATGTTAGTAAATCTTGTAGAAGGTAGAAAAGATTGTGTTGCGTTTGCATCACCATATCGTTCTGCTACAGTAGGAGTTACAACATCTACTCAACAAGCAAAAAATGTTGAGGTTGCAGCTGACTTAATACCAAGTTCATCTTACTTAGTATTGGATAGTGGATACATGTATATGTACGACAAGTACAATGATGTATATAGATTTGTACCACTAAGTGGTTCAGTTGCTGGATTATGTGCAAACACAGACCAAGTTGCTGATGCATGGTTCTCACCTGCTGGATATACTAGAGGTAATATCAGAGGGGCAATTAAATTATCATTTAATCCTGACCAAGCAGATAGAGATGTTTTATATCAATCAAGAGTTAACCCTGTTGTTAATTTCCCAGGCCAAGGCGTGGTCTTGTTTGGTGATAGAACTGCGTTAACTAAACCAAGTGCATTTGATAGAATCAATGTAAGAAGATTGTTCTTAGTATTAGAAAAAGCAATCGCTACTGCTGCTAAGTTTCAACTCTTTGAATTCAATGATGAGTTTACAAGGGCACAATTTAGACAATTAGTTGAACCTTTCCTAAGAGATGTTCAAGGTCGTAGAGGTATTACAGACTTTTCAGTAGTTTGTGATACAACAAACAATACAGGAAGTGTTATTGATAGAAACGAATTTGTCGCAGATATATTTGTCAAACCAAATCGTTCTATTAACTTTATCACATTAAACTTTGTCGCAACTCGTACAGGGGTGGCATTCTCAGAGGTAGGGGGTTAATCATGGCACAAATAGACGACTTTAAGGCAAATTTACTCGGTGGTGGTTATCGTACCAATCAATTTAGAGTAACAATTACACCACCTGCTGGAATTGCAGTAGGACTAGATGTAAGAAGAACTTCTTTTCTATGTACTGCAACTGAATTGCCTGTTATCCAAATAGAACCAATTGTTCTTAAATATAGAGGTAGAAGTATACAAATCGCTGGAGATAGAGATACTACAGGTGATTGGACTACTACTTTTTTCATGGACACAGACTTCATGATTATGAACGCACTACAAAGATGGTCAAATGGTATCAATGATTTTGATACTAATACAGGTGTTAGCTCATTATCAGATTATGCAACAGATTTAACTGCTGAATTAATGGATAGAGATGACACAGTATTAAAAACATATGTCTTTAAAAATGCATGGCCTCACATAGTAGGAAACCCAGGCACTCTTGATGCAGAAGGTGAAAATGCAATTGGTAAATTTACTTGCACATGGAAGTATCAAAACTACTCTATTAGTGGAGTGAACTTCTAAACTAGTCTTTTTTTTCCTTATAAATATAGGAACAATAAAGATTAATTGGAGAATATATTATGGCAGAACTATTTGGTTTCAAGTTCGGAAGAACAACAGATTCCAAAAGTCAAGAAAAATTCACAGTACCACCAGCAGATGACGGCGCAGTTGAAATCGCTGGTGGTGGTTTCTTTGGTCAAGTATTAGATACTGATGGCAGAGAAAGGTCAGAAGTTGACTTGATTCGTAGATATCGTGAAGTATCACAACAACCTGAATGTGATAGTGCGATTGAAGACATTGTGAATGAAGCAATTGTATCAAATGAAAAAGACCAAGCAGTTTCAATAGAACTTGACAGATTGGATTATCCAAAAAGTATTAAAAATAAAATTCGTGCAGAATTTGACCACATATTAACACTTCTAGATTTTGATGTAAAAGGACATGATATTTTTAGAAGATGGTATATTGATGGTAGAATTTTTTATCACAAAGTTATAGATAAAAAAAATCCTAAAAAAGGTATCGTTGAAGTAAGATACATTGACCCTAAAAAAATTAGAAAAGTAAGACAGGTTAACAAAGATAGAAAGCCTGGCACTTCTTTAGATATCGTAAAAGGTGTAGAGGATTACTTCATCTATAATGATAAAGGATTAAACTCTGGACAAATAAGTGAAGGTGTTAAGATTGCTGATGATTCTATTACATATGTAGTATCTGGTTTGATAGACCAAAACAAAGGACATGTGCTTTCACATTTACACAAAGCAATCAAACCTGTTAATCAATTAAGAATGATTGAAGATTCTGTTGTGATATACAGAATATCAAGAGCACCAGAAAGAAGAATATTTTATATTGATGTTGGTAATCTTCCTAAAATAAAAGCAGAACAATATCTAAAAGATGTTATGAATCGTTATCGTAACAAATTAGTTTATGATGCATCTACAGGTGAGATTCGTGATGACAGAAATCATATGTCAATGTTAGAAGACTTCTGGTTACCTCGTAGAGAAGGTGGTCGTGGTACAGAAATTACGACATTGCCAGGCGGTTCTAACTTAGGTGAGATAGAAGATATAAAATATTTCCAAAACAAATTATATCGTTCATTGAATGTACCTATCTCTAGAATGGAAGCTGAAAGTGGATTTAGTTTAGGTCGTTCTACAGAGATTACCAGAGATGAATTAAAATTTTCAAAGTTTGTACAAAGACTAAGAAAAAGATTTACACCACTCTTTACTGATATGTTAAAAGCTCAGTTAATACTAAAAGGTATTATCACCATAGAAGATTGGGATAAAATGAAAGAACATATTCAGTATGACTTTTTACAAGATGGTCATTTTGCTGAATTGAAGAAAGCAGAATTAATGCAAGATAGATTAAATGCATTACAATCTATTGAAACATACATTGGAACATTCTATAGTAAAGAATGGGTACAGAAAAATGTACTAAATATGACTGATTCTGAAATAGATGCAATGCAAGACCAGATTAATAAAGAAGCTGGATTGGATGTTGATGATGGTGGAATTGACATGCCAGACAACACAGATGGTATTACAAGATATCCACAAGATGGTGACGGCGGATATATATCCCCAGACGATATGATGCCTTCTGACGGCGTAAACAATAAAGGAGAAGATGATGGCGGAAACTAAAGATATAATAGATGCGTTACAAAGTGGTGATAATCTAGGTGCTGAAACAGCATTCAAAGATACAATCGCAACAAAAGTTGGTGATGCATTAGAAGTTAAAAGAAAAGATGTTGCTAATACTTTTGTAAAATCAAGTAAGGTTGAGGAAGATGGCGAAGAAGTTTGATTCTTTTTATAGACCATTTTTAGAGAAAGATGAGCATAAGAAATCTAAGGAGTATAAAAAACTTACCCCTAAGATGAAAGGTGCAGTAGACGAAATATTCAAAATAATGGATGCTAAACCTTCTGATTTCCTAAATACTTTTGAAAAAACTATAAAAACTATAAGTAAGCAAAAAAGGGTTCGTGAAAAAGACCTTCTTTCTTACTTTGAAAAAGAAGTTCTATCAATATAAGGAATAAAATAACATGGCAATTGCAACAAGAACACTTAAAGATACAGTCGTAAACGCATCTGGTGCTGGTGGTAAAGTTACAGTATTAGTGAACATGGATGATAACACTACTGAAAACTCAAATATATTAGATGCAAGTGGTCTTGATGGTCATGCTAATGGTGCAAAACTAGATATCACTAAAATATGGTGGCAGTTAGTACAAGGAACTGCTGATGACAATACAGGTCATGTGCAGATACAATTTAAAGGTGCTTCATCTGATACGATAGCGATTCAACTTGCTGGTACAGGTCATTATGATGGTACTGCTGGAGCGATTACAAATAATGCTACAAATACAACTGCAACAGCTGGTGATTTAGAGTTAAGTGCTTTTGGTACTTCTGGTAGTGTTATTATAGAATTAAGAAAAGACGAGAACTTCTCAAGTTAAGAACTATGAATAAAGTAAAATTAATATCTGAATGTATGGAACAAGATGTAGAATACATCACAGAAGAAAAAGAAAACGGCAAAAAGAATTACAAGATTAAAGGTATCTTTATGCAAGCTGGAATCAAGAACAAAAATGGTCGTGTATATCCAGAAGAAATACTTCAAAAAGAAGTTGCAAGATACAACAAAGAATTCATTAATGAGAACAGAGCGTATGGTGAGTTAGGACACCCAGAGGGTCCTACAATCAACCTAGAAAGAGCTTCTCACATGATTACTGCATTATATCCAGATGGTAAAAACTTTATAGGTGAAGCAAAGATATTGTCTACACCTATGGGTGAGATTGTAAAAACCCTTATGGATGAAGGTGCTAAACTCGGTGTTTCTTCAAGAGGAATGGGTAGTTTAGAACAAAAGAAAGATGGTGCTAGTTATGTGAGAGATGATTTTTATCTCGCTACTGCC